CCTTTATATCCAAGTTGAAACTGTGCTTCTTTACAGCCTTTCTTCCTATTGTCGAACGGAACCATATAAAACTGTCCCAGCTGCGGAGAAGGGGAAAGATTCAACGCCTCTCCCAAAAGTGCTGCAGACAAGATACTCGGATTCGTACATTCCTGTAATGCCGGTGTTGCCTGGGCTGCAGACACAATACTTGAAATAAATCTTGTCCCGTTCTTTCCACCTACCACATTATTAATCTGTTTCTTAACAGCATCTTGTGACAGATATGCTGTTAATCCCATTTTTACTGGCTTTTTTGCCAGACTGTTATTTACTGCCATGCTTTATTCCACCTTCCCAAATTTTAAATTGTTCTGTTTCATGTAATCACGTAATGCCAGAATCTGTTCTTTAGTTCCCCATACACGGAAATCTATTCTCATGACCGGTTCTGAAACAACTCTTGTATAGTCATTCTCCTCGGCTTTTTTAGGCGCATCATGAGTATCCGCAGCTTCTTCCGGATTCTCTGACTCTTTTCCTGTATCAGCTTCCTCTGCTTTTCTTCTCTCTTCCTCAGCTTTCTGTCTGGCAATCGCTTCTTCCTTTCTCTTCTGAATGTCAGCCAGCTCCTGTCCTTTCTTGATTGCCTGCGTAAGATCCAGTGTCTTCTTATAGACTTCCATTGCTTCGAAGCTGAATTCTGGCAATCTGCTGATTGTTCCAACTTCCTCTCCGATTCTATACATCGTTTCTTTCATCTGGTTTTCTACTTTCGACAGCGCTACTGATGCATTCAGCCACTTCTCATCCCAGATCATTTCAAGTGTCACAAACTTCTGGAAGCCGATAGATTCAAATAGTTCCTGGACCGCTTTCCGCTTTTCTTCTTTCCTAATCTGCTCAACTTCTTTGATCTGAACATCAATTGCACTGATCTGTTCATCAACCAGCGCAAGAACTTCTTTTACTTCTTTTTCAAATCTATTGCATGGCTCCATGCACAGCTTTTTAACACGTTTCCGCTCATCGTCAATTGCCCCGCGAAGCTTATTTAAATTCGCTCTGTCTTTCTTTCCCTCTGAAATAGTCTCTTCTGTAAAGACCAATCCTTTGTACTCTTCCATCTTCTCGGCAATTGCCGCCTTCAGTTCTTCATTGTTCCACTTGATTTCCGGTACAAATCCATTCTCCTGTGGACTGAAGATTTTTAATTCCAACATAAAATACCTCCTATATTTCTGGAAGAATCAGTGGAGGCTTTCTCCCGCTCTCCACATATCTCCAAAATTTTTCTTCTTCCTGCTGCAGCATTGTAAGATCAGCTTCCACATCTCTTCTTTCGATAAAGTAATGTTTGACTGTTGTACGCTTTTCGTTGCCCCAGTCGGTATTCAAATGCGCTCTCAGAACTACGAACTGCCAACCGGTTACCAAAAGATAATGCAGTACCTGTATGTAATAATTATCCGGAATCCGATCCTTCCATTTTTCGTACTGCATGGACTGCAGGATATTTGTAGTTTTAATCTCTAAGATTCCCTTGCGACCTTCCCGATCGGTCAGCTCGCCATCAAGAGACGCTTGCATGAACGGATGGTCCTTACTCTGCAGAATCCGGAATTCATGATGTTCTACCTGATATTCCGGATAATCCAGTTTAAATAATTCCCGGATGTATTCTTCTGCTTTCTTTCCATAAATCACACACGGCTTGTCCGAAATATCTTTCGGTATTACCCTGCCAATCTTTTCTTCAAACAGATCAATATTACTTTTGTATGGATTCATCCCGACTACAGCACTTGCATCGCTGCCACCGATCCCGTTCATTCTGCCTTTTAACCACTGTTGTTCATTTTTGAAATCATAAGCCTTAAAAATATCATTCATATCTGATACCCTGTTTCCGCACAAAGCTGCAATGCTCTATTCCGGTGTTCGCTCCGGTTCTTTAACTGCAGTTTCTTTTTGCTTTTCTTTTCCTCCTGGCAGTCACATGGTTCTCCAGGATCTAAATTTGCACCGCATAACGGGCATTCGTTGTAATACACTCTCTATTCCTCCACCCAAAGGCTGCCGCCGCACCAAAAGTAATCCGCAGAAAAGCTATATTCTTCCAAAACTACTTTGCTTGGATCCATGTTGCAAATATGATCACCATCTCCTACCGGCAGACAGTTCACACAATTCTCGCAACATCGGTTATCCGGTTTCGCCTTCTTCTTTCTTCTACTCATTTACTATGTTCTCCTTCTGCAATACAGGAAAATCTTTTAACATCTTCTCCATCCACTGCTCTGCATCCCGATCACCTAACCCGGTAACATGCATATCGAATCCAACCAGCAGGCCTAAAATCACATCTCCTACAATAGGATTCCCATGTTCGTTCGTGTCGAAGAATCTTCCGGTGAAATAGAAATAACATCCCATCGGATTCACCGGAAGATTCTTCACAAGACCTTCTTCATCTACGATCATGACTACTTTGGTTTTGAAATAATCCAGCAGTTTCTGGGTTCTCACTAACTCTACATATCCGCCGACTGCCTGCTGGATAGATCTGAAATCCTTAAAATCTACATCGACGATAGAGATCTTATTATCCGTTGTAATTTTCAGCGTCTTCATCTTTTCTCCTCCGCCTGTTTAATGGCTTCCTTTTGTAATACTTACCAGAACTTCTTTTGCCAGTTCTTCTGGCATATGTCCACGAAGTGATCTATACATTGCCGCTGTAACTCCTTTATATTCCTTCAATAACTCTGCTCCCGATCCAAGCATTTCTACCTGGCATCCTGTCATTCCGCTACAAACGGACTGTGATGTTGCTTTAATCATTTGACTAATTTCCTTTCTTCTCATATAATATAGTTGACTAATTTTCTGAGTGCCCGAAGCTTGCCGGCTTATACGGGTGCTCTTCTTGTTTCCACGTCAGATCAAAAATTTGTCTTAACTGATCCGGCGTATAAATTTTTGCTGATTGTATTGTCACCCAGCTGATCAGGTAATTTCTCCGCACCTCTACGGTATTCGAATCCTTACTGATTGCATCTAAGTGCTCCCGGATTCTTTCCAGTTCTTTCCGGAATTCATGATCATCCATCAGTCTTGGTATCTCTTGCAATGTCCTCACCTCCTTCACCTGATTGCATAAAAGTTGATCACACACGCTCCTAATACCGTGATCAGTATCAGCTCTATCGCAATAGTTAATCTCCAACGCCACAGTCTTAAATTTTCGCATTCATCTTCCAGACGCTTGATCTCAAGCTTTTTAATCAGTGGTGTTTCTGGTTTTAAGTTCATACTGCTTGTCCGCTCCTTTCTACCGCCTAAGCGGTTTTCTCGATTGTATAGGTAATTTCCACCTTTTCCTGCTCTTCCAATAGAGATATCAACACCTTAATGATTTTTTCCATATCTGGTTTATTTGACATATATACATCACCTCTTTATAGGTTATGTGGAATGGTTTGTACTTGTTGCATTCCGATTTCTAACATGAATCGCACAATCATTTATTCCGACTATTTCGTTTCATAATATCCACCTCTCTTTTATTGCATCTTTCTTCAATCTCTCCTATACTCTAAATACAAGCACTGCCACGCTGAGTATTTATGAAAGGAGATACATTGTATGGATCCTAATTGGCACGCCCAACTAATGGTTGACGAAATCAACAAACAAAGTGAACGTGATGCCCTTTTAAAGGAAACCCACGATACTCTTTTGCAAATGCAAGAAGCATCTGAAAAGGAATCTGCTATAAATTCAAAGCGATTTATAATTCAGACAGTTCTTTCTGTAGCATCTCTAATTGTTGCTGCAATTGCTGCTGTTGCCTCCATAATTTCTTTGTTGTAAGAACTATAGATATTTGATCGATAGCCGTTAACACTGCGGCTATTGATACTAATAAAACGGATACGCTTTCAACCACTTTATTCCCTCCCTTCTTCTGAACCTGTTTCATCTGTTGCTGAAATCAATTCATCTACAGCCACATCGAAATATCCAGCCAAAATTTTAAGCTTTGCTATCTTCGGTTTACTCCTTCCTGATTTCCAATCAGAAAAAGTAGACTTCGGAATCCCTGTATCTTTTGCTACCCTATAGTCAGATACACCTTTTTGATTTCGAAGTTCTACATATCTTTCATACATAAAAATAATCACCTCATTTCCGAACTTTCTATTGATTTTAGTTCGGAAATCAGATACAATATATTTACCAGATACATTGACAAATGAATTAAAACTTAATTCTGTTTTGATTTCCGAACTTTGTAGCTTTATTATAGTGCGGATTTCAGAACTTGTCAATAACTTTTTGTACTGATTTCAGAATTTATTATTTAGAGGTGTATTATGTATGAAATTTATTGCAAGTTAAGAGATTCCAAAGGGATGAAAGATTCTGACGTGGCAAAGGCTACTGGAATCACAAAATCCACTTTTTCAGACTGGAAAAATGGTAGAAGCAATCCTAAAGATGCTAAATTACAGAAGATAGCTGATTTATTTGGTGTAACTGCCGAATATATTCGCACTGGAAAAAATACCAACGAATACTACACAAACAACGAAACTGCACAGGTAGCACAAGAAATATTTGAAAACAAAGAACTGAAAGCGCTGTTCGATGTCCAGAAAGATATGGATCCGGACGACTTAAAAGCTCTGCATAGCATGGCTCTCGCGCTTAAACGAAAGGAACGTGGTGATATTGACGACACCGGATGTTAATGTTGTTCTTATGGACTTTCCTAGTAAAAAAGGAAATGAAATGGTTGTTCCGAACGAAGACGGAAGCTACACGATACTGATCAATGCCGGATTGAATTATGAATCTCAACTTAAGGCATATGAGCATGCCATGAGTCATATAACAAATGATGACTTTTTAAAAGGTAATGTACAAGAAATTGAATACTATGCTCATCATCCACACAAAGATCCAGAACCGACTCAAATCTATCTTGATCGCATCAAGCAATTGCAAGCGGAACGAAGACGATTAAAGAAGCGGATTGCTCGTGATCAGAAACGTGTTGAATTTATTCAAGAACATTGCGATATGTTCCACCGAGCTGAACACCACTATCTATATGGTGATGATTTATAAAATATGAAAGAGAGGAAAATGTATGGAGTTCAATGATGTAATTAAACAATTTTCAGAAAGGATACTGTCTTTAAAAGACACCATCACTACAGAAGAATCCACAAAAATGTCTCTTGTAGTGCCTTTATTTCAACTTCTTGGGTATGATGTTTTCAATCCAAATGAATTTTGCCCAGAGTATATTACTGATGTAGGAATTAAAAAAGGCGAAAAGGTTGATTATGCAATCCTTGAAAATGGACAGCCGAATATTTTAGTCGAATGCAAAAGTTGCTCAGAGCAACTCGACAAACATTCATCTCAACTTTTTAGATATTTCGGGACATCTCCTGCTAAATTTGGCATTCTTACAAATGGCATAATATATCGTTTTTATACAGATTTAGAAGAATCAAACAAAATGGATCTTGTGCCATTTCTAGAAATAGACATGGCAAATTTAAAAGATTCTTCCATCAATGAATTAAAAAAATTTTGTAAAGACAATTTTGATAAGGACAAAATATTTAGTACTGCCGAAGAGCTTAAATATAGCAGTCAAATAAAAAACATCTTAACAAAACAGTTTGAATCTCCGACAGAAGACTTTGTTCGATTTATTTTAGCGGATATATACGATGGTCAAAAGAATCAGAGAATAATTGAAAAATTTACGCCTGTGGTAAAACGAGCTTTCTCTTCTTTTGTAAATGAAATAGTAAATAGTAAAATTTCTTCTGCATTAGCTGACGATTATGATAAAGATGAAGAATCAGAGCCCGAAATCAAAGAACCCGCATCAAAGATTGTTACAACGGAAGATGAAATTGAAAGTTTCTACATTATTCGCGGACTTCTTGCTGGTATCGTACCCGTTGAAGATATAGTTCACCGTGATACCGAAAGTTATTTTGGAATTCTATATAAAGACAATAATAGAAAACCGATTTGTCGCCTCAATCTTGATGCAAGAAATAAACAGCTTCTCATCCCGGATGCTAATAAAAAATTCGAGCGTATTTATATCGACTCTTTAAACGATTTGTACAAATACAAAAACCGTTTAATAGAAGTTGTAAAGAGATATATGTAATTCATCCAGTATCTCTAACCATAAATACACTGCCCTCTTGATACGAAAGTATTTATATGGCGGAGATATCTGATTGAATAAATAAACTCTGGA